GACTGTATTGCTCTAAGCCACGCGGTCTGTACCACAGAATCCCTCGCAGAAGCCCTAGTGTAAGAAAGGGCCTGTCGGTCCAAGAGCCACAGGCTGTGGTCGGTTCCCCCGGACTTAGCGACCTCTCCAACTGCGAGCATATAATTTCGATGGTCCTTTGTGACACAGACACTGGTTGCTTTGACATCGGTTCTTTGTCTCCAGCCTTCTCCATCGTACACCAGGCAGAGATTGTTTGTGGTGCTTCCGTCTGTAGGAACCCAGCATCTGTATTCGTCCATTTCGTGGTCTATTGCGGAGACTGCTTGGCGAGATCTGGCTGCGTTTATTTTATTGATGGTGGGCTGTATTATGGTGCTGAGGGGGTCTAACGTTGTTCCGGAATACCCATAGAAGCCTTTCTCTCCCAACCAAACTGTTTGGCCGTTTCTCATAGTCTGCAAAGAACTGGGGGCTACGCAGCCAATAGTAGTATTTAAAGTTGCTGCTCGAAAGCCATCACCATCACTATTTAAAGTAAAAAGAAATGTGCTAGAAGCCGTAAAAACTAATAGACCTTGGTCTGTAGGCCATAGGCCCGTAACTTCATCCCCCGTGGGGTCTGGGAACACTAAAGAGTCTTTCTCAAAAGTTCCCCACTTGCCTACCACACTATACCGCACTGCCCCAGGTTGATTTTTAAAATTGGCTATCCAAAGTCGGCTGAAAGCTACTCTACATACCTTAAACTCGGGTACAGGAACATACTCTAATGCTTCGGTAATAAGGGCCGAATCGGGTACATCGTCAGGAAAAGAAGAAGTTATATTATCGGGTATAGTAGAAAATTCAAAAAACCCCCCTCCAAAATTAGAAGGTAATTCGTAGTATTTACTGTCTCCGGAATTCAATAAGTCTTTTGTCCTGCAAAGTATCCTCCCCACACAATGGTTGGGACCTGTGTCGATTCCGGACCAAAGGAATTGGTATTTTAAATTATCTATAGGTAGGAAATCTGCATACTTGAAGGAAGATTCTCCATCCGCATTTTCCATTTTCTCTAAAGATACGCCGCCCGAGGGTGGAGAAAGCGCCGATAGGTTTCCCCACCTATCTATAAATTGAACTGCACATTTCCAATTACCCGCTCGAAGGACTCCTCCGTAGGTGTTTTTTCCAACCACTCCTCCACCTGTCGCCGGGGAGATCACATCAGAAAACGTAGTAGTCCCTATATTACATTTACCAAAGGGGTAAGGAAGCGGTATAGACTGGGACGCTCCCGTACCACTATAATAGATTAGAGGGGTGGTATAGTCGGTCCCTCTGTGTGCGTATCCAAAATTGTTGGGCGCTCTACCTGTCGTGCCTGGTGTAGTGGGGAGACCAGTCGTTATCGGACCCTCACCACTGGGGGCTCCCGGTTTCTCTGGGAAACCTAGAGGGGCTATCACATCTCCATCATAGAAGTATGCTATACCCCCTTGGGGTACGATGACCACGCCATCCGGTGTGGACTCGAATTGAGTGGGGAATTGGGCTCTCAAAGAGATTTCAAGATCTGCGTTCACCAGAGCCGTTACTCCACTAGGAGCGAGTAACGTCGTTCCATATGGTGCTCCTGCATTGACATCCCACCCCTTGTGTTCTTGAATTACAGAAAACAAAGTGGGAGACCCTTGGTAAACCACATGCCACAGGAGCACATCCCTCTCTCCGCTCTGGAGGAGGCAGTGGTATACTCCTGCGCTGCGAGCGAAGTCCAGGCCAGGGTCTGGGTCAGCCGTAGCAGCTACAGGGTATGTAGGCTGGTAGGTCGCAGGTCCTTGCACAGAGCGTAGAGACCCCGTATCAGTCAGGTACATATTCTCAATCTTAGAGGCTACTTCGTTAGGTGCTATTAACCTACCGGATTCGACTCTAAGCTGAAAAGGACCGACTGAGTTTCGAGTTCTCTCATTTGCCATGACCTACTCTTTTGATTTAGTTGTTCTCTTCCGAGTAGCCTTCTTAGGGACTTCGACGCGAACAGGTTTGCACGCAATCTTCCAATGCAGGAGAGCCTCATCACCCTCTTGATACCACGCTTCAGCCTCTCCGTAAGTTCGGAACAGTCCTCTAGGAGCTTCGTCACCTTTCTGGCGAGTTGCAATGCACAAAGCCTCTTCTGACTCACCGCTTTTACCGGTGAACGTGTAAATAGCGCCAGCGATAACCGATACGATTTCTACTTCTTCTTGTACTTCTACAGTTTTTGTAACTTTCTTTGTGGCCATAATCTTATCCTTTTACTAGGGGAAACTGACGACGGTATATCAGATTTCGGTGCACTGATGCAACTCGCTTCTTACGAACACGACTAGAGGGACGTGCATCGCCGTACCTCTTCGTCAGGTTGTAAAGAGCACGCTCATAGTCTGCTTGTGCAGACCTCTTAGCCGCTTCATTACCCATCGCTTCATAAACGTACTGCAACGTGCGGTTAATAAGCGTGGGGATGGCATCACTGTGTATACGTGGCACATCTTTATCATCCACTAGTTTTCTGGGTGTACGGACACAACGCATTTCCACTGCATACGTTTTGTCTGGAATCGGAGTAAAGCGGAGCGTTTGATAGCCGTGGATTTCACGAAACGGTCTATTATAGTCCGGTGTAATCTTGCCAGTGTCCGTGTAGGAGATGACATGGCCGTCTACCTCGTCTAGGAAAAAGTAATTGTCTGGAGATTCAACTCTCACCCCGACAGCTACCCGGTCTCCCGCATCTGTCAGTCTTCTCCTGTAGATGCGCTTCTTGATACCCGCGCGTCGGTATCTAGGCATAAAGGGGGCGACGTTGTTATTATCATCGAAGCCCAACATAAAATCGATGTTGGGGAGAGTTATATCGATGCCTCTATATCCTGGAAGTTCCAGTGCAGGCTCTATCACCAAAGTTTTGTCCGATGGGCCGCTTTCCCAATACGCTTCTACCCGAGAGCTGGTGGTGTTGGGAGTAACGATGGGCTTCGGCTGGGTTTGTTCTAGGGGTCCGGGGGTTGTGTACCAAATCTCGCGCTGGCCCCAGATATAGGTGAACAGGTATTGGAATTGTCCTCGGGGCTCCGGGCCTTTCCAGGTAGTACGAGGCGGGGAGGAAGCCACTGGGTCGAACGTAGGGGCTTGGAGTACCTGATACTCCCTACGAAAGCACCAGCGGGGCACTCCCTGCGCCTGAAGTCTATCTGACATGTTGAGAGAGGCAAACTCCGCTCGGTCCTGTCCGATGACCGCTAAAGGGTAGTCCAGTTGATTTCTCTTCAGAGTCATCGACCTGATTTCAATGGTGTCGTCTGGAAGGGCTATCTCCGAAGTCTTAATTCGATACTTCATACCTGTTGGAAGGACCGCTGTTGGCCACGGCTTTTCCAAAGTCATGTAGGACCTTCCGTATACAGGCGGGGCACTCAGAGTAGTCCAAACTTCTCGGATTCTAAAGTCGTGCCACCTGCCATCCGCATCTTCCACACTGATTGTGCGCCCAGACCAGTTTCTTTCGGTTTGGTTTGTAGTATTCCAAACCAATCTATCTGCTACGCTACTATCTAAGTCTTGCTGCAAAACCCAAGAGTCTGTAGCCAATACTGACACCGTATCCGTATCGGTCAGCGTCGGCACCGCATCTGGGTCCACACTGAAAGGGATGATGTCTTCAAAAAATAAGAACGGAGCCTCTTCTGCAATCTGCATATAGGCCGCGTTTATCCAACGGTTTGTGCGCTCTAGCGCCACGCTGGATTGAGAGGGTGCCCAGTCTGCTCTTGCAAATACAGCTTCGCGAATGCCTTTTAAATTGTAAATGGCACACCTCCATAAGAAAAGAGGGGAGTCCTCCCGTCCGGAGAACTCCCCTAAAAGTTTGTTAGCCTTTGCAGTCGATGACTGCCGTAACAGACGCAGCACTTGCAGTCAGCGCGACCCCAAAAGAGTCGTCTGTTGCTGCTGCTGCGGGGTCGGCTTTACCAACTGCAGTTCCAACGCTGGTCACCAAACTGACGCCAACGGCTGTGAGAGCTCCAACGAACACATCCCCCACACCAGACCGCAAGATCCAGCCGAAACTCTGATCCGCAATAGCATGCTGGGCAACACCCAAGACTTGGCCAGAAGCCACGGCGGAGGCAGGTGTGCGGATTACAGTTGCCGTTGAAAGAGGAGCTACCAAATCTCGGCGGCAAAGGTCACCTGCGGAGAGTGCGGCACCTGCAACATTTTGAACGTAAATCCAAACTTGCTCGCCAAGTCCGTCAGAACCTGCAGGTTTTAACACCGTCTGTCCTAAGGGTGCTTGCCGAGTCGTAGTCACTTGAGTAAGTGAAATACCAATTCCAGTATCAATAGCCATGATAAATCTCCTTTAAGGTAGGTTTCCGCCGGTTACGGCGAAGTTACAACGAAGGTTATCACAGTACATGCCCATGCTAAGCACGAACTCGTAACGCCACATATCTTGCGTCGGATGGCGGATAGGACCACGTTGAGCGAAGTCACCTTTAGTTTCCATTCCTGCGTCATGCCCCATGGTGTACATGTGCCATGTGCTGGAGTGAATTCCGTAGATGAGACCGTTCGCTGCAGGGGTTGCAGCGTTGACTGCCGCAGCAGGGTCAATGTATTGGTCTGCGTAGAAAGTAGCTCCGAGGAATTGTACCCCTTGGCGCAACTTGCTTTGAGCGCGGTCACCAGCGTTGGTTGTAGGTGTGATGATTTGAACTTGGTCGTCCAGGTCTTCGAGGTAGTTGTCGAAAGAACCTCGGTCACCGAAGAGCAAGTCAACATCGCCATCTGCGTTAGCCATTTCCTGGCTAGCATCGTAGTACGCTGCACGCATTTGAGCGCGACCGTTGCCTGCGAAAGATGTGATGTCTCGGTATTGGTTGTACCAACCCGTAAGACCTGCAGCGGCACCCTGCTTAGCTACACCGAAGACAACGTCTGTCTGTGCTGCAGGAGCTGCGTACTCGAACATACCTGTTCGTGCGCCGAGACCTTTTGGATTGTAGGTAGCGTTACCATTGAAGGTGGGGAAAGAACCTGTGCCAGCACCGTCACCGGATACCAACTGCTTTGCGATTCGCTCATGGAAGTCCATGATTGAGCGCTCTGGGTAGCGCTTGATAAGACGAACTAAGTCCATCTCGCCATTAGCTTCCCGAAGGTCCTGACCCGGTACGTCATACGCATAGATCATCGTCGCGGCATATGTATTAGCCCGCTTGGAATCCATTGTACGACCACCTGCGATAACTTCGTTACCTGTCAAGATGGGTGTGATTTGACCAGGGCCGTTCGGTACAAGAGCGAACTCTAAGTACGGGCCTTGGGCAGTAGCTTTTTGTCCCTTTTTGACGATAGCGTCAAAAGCTGGGTGCCACTTAGTGAAAGTCTCCGAATATCCAGGCATCAATTCCTGGAGAGCGGTGACTAATACGTCAGGTGAAAATGCCATTATTTACCTCTTTCGATTAGAAGCGATTGCTATTCTTGCAGCCCTAGAGAGTTGTTCCCTACGGTTTAAATCCTGCATCCTCACCACCGGTTTTTGAGGCCGATGGGCTGGTGTCGCTCCAGTCACCGCTCTCTGTGATTTAGAGAGTGGGGGCTGCACAGGAGTCTGCGCCGATGGGGTATTTGTAGCACTAAACTTTAAAGAAATCAATTCCAAGGCTCGCTTATCTGGAACATTTTCTTTCTTTAACTCTAATGCAAACGCGGTAGCCTCTTCCCCTAACTTAGCAACCTTAACTGCATGGTACGGGTCTAGATCTTGTTCTACCAAGGATGTAACTGCTTTTTTAAGGTTTGGGTCCTGCTCTAATTCTTGGCCGTGGGACTCATAAAACTTATTAACGAACTCTTCTACTTGCTGATTCTCGTACTCCTCTAAAGAGCCTTTAAAATCATTAAGCTGATTTTCCAAAGTGGTGTATTTGGTTTCCCACTCGGTGTTCTTAGTTTGCAACTCGTTAAGACGAGGGTCTTCCTGACCGTAAGAAAGAGCTTCGTACAAACGCTGATAACGCTGCGCGTCTTCCTCGTGCTCCTTAATTTTAGGATTCCAATGCCCGTTAATCTTCTCCGCCCAACCTCGAATGTCTTCTGGGAAGGCTTCATGCTTGCCATCCCATTCATCCCATCCGAAGGAATCGAACGTAATTGGGTCCTCCGCAGGGGCTTCCGCCTCCGCAGGAGCTTCTGCTGCAGGTGGCTCTGCAGCTTCAACGGGTTCAGAGGCTTCAACAGGGGCAGCCTCGACGGCTGCGGGTGCTTCAGCTACTGCTGGGGATTCAGTAGTCTCTTCCATAATTATGCTCCTATTTTCTCATTAAACTTTAGGACGTTTTCTTCAAACCTTTCTTTGAGCCGAGGGTCCATGCCAGCTATCTCTTCTTCCGAAAAACCAAAATTAAGTAGTAGTTCGGAAGACTCTCCTGTTCTAGAGCCCTCGTCTTCCTCAAGCTCTGTTTCTCCCAAAGAAACTTGTTCTTTATACTCTTCCATTTGCTTTGCAGCTTCTGGTCCCGCTACGTTAGCTCTGCGTTGTGTGTCGGCTTGTAGCATCTGAATGTGCTCGGGGCCTCCCCAGTCTTCCTTTTCTTCCTCTTTGTACGTCACGTCCGCTTCGAGTACATCTCCGCCGTGGGCTTTCTCGTAAATTTCTTTAAGTTTTTCGCTGTCCGTGATGACTACGGACTTCCCGCCTGTGAGGTTTCGTGCCTTGTCGCCGCCCGTGATTTTTAGGCTGCCGTCCTCTTGCTGCTCAAAAAAGTAATCCCCGCCGCCCTTCCAGCGTTTTGGGAGGCCCTTCCCCAAGGTCTGTCTAAAGAGCTTCTTCCCTACAGTTGCAGGAGTCTTCCGCTCCCGGCGTATTTGTTCGGGGTTATCCGCGACCATGGCGGGTAAGGTCTCTTTGATTTCCGCAGCGGACTGCACATCTGTTTCAGAAATTTCCATAATTACTCTCCACGTTCTTTCTTCATGGCTTTGCGAGCAACACGAAGCAGTTTACCCATCCGAGGTATGGGGTGTTCATCTTCCAGGTCATCGCCTAAGACGGTGACCTTTTTAATTTTCAGGTCCATCACTCCCTCTTCCTCTTCTTTGTCGCCATCTTCTTTCTCTTCTACTTCTTCTTCCTCGACCTTTTCCTCTACCACTTCTTCTTTTTCTTCAGATTCTGCGTCGAGGCTGTAACCTTTTTCTTTGAAACGCCGAATAACCTCCTCTGGAGGTAGGTTTTGTTTCAGCAAATCGAGCAGACATTCTTCTGCGTTGTGGTACTCTTTCTCTTCGATGGCCATCATAAACTCCTAAGACTTCTTGGAAGAGGCTTCTCTTTTCTGTTCCGCCATATCCTTGTGGATGTTTTTTCTGTAGTCGTCTTTTCCCTTATAACCTTGTTGCTTATAGTGGTCTTCCGCGCCTTCCCGCGCTGAATGCTTTAAGTCTTTCCACTGACTACTAGACGAGCTAACCATCTCACACTCGGGGTTCTCCTTCAAGTATTCGTTGAGCTGACCTTTGGTCGTAAAAGTCTTCCCAATTTGGTTAATGCGAAGAGGTCTATCTTCGCTGGGTCCACATTGTGCTACGGGGCTTACAATGCGCAGCATTTCTTTTTCGCAGACAGGGCAAATCAGTCCGTCTTCAAAGTGCGCAAGTAGTTGAAATACCTCTTGCCTTCCGTGGTCTGGGCATCGAGCATCGTATAGGGGCATTAGAATCCCTCCCCGCCAACGCCACTAGGTACGCTGCCTTCTTGTAGGTTTTCGGGAGTGCCTCCCCCGCTCATAGGTGTATCGGTCGGAGCTCCCTGTCCCATCATCTGCAGGAGCGTATTGGGGTCGAGACCCTGCACTCCTTGTGCGTTCATGCCTGGGGGCATAGCTCCTGGAGGTGCTCCTTCTGGGGGCATCCCTGGGGCTCCTGGTTGAGGGGGAGGCTCATCCGCTTTCACATTGGGCATGAGCAGTAGGTCCAGGAGTTGCTGCATCAACTTGTTCTGGTCTACCATGGGATTGTTCAAGAGCACGGGTGCAAAACGCTCCAACTGCTTGAGCAGCACTACTCGGTTTGCTTCGGGAGCGGAGAACGGCACAGCTTCGTAATCATAGTCCAAGGCTTGCTCGTCTTCGTTCATTACCAAAAGTTCTTTAGTCAACTGCTCGATGTTGGGGCTGTCCACCAGTCTGGCTGGTATTACGTCGTCGGGTGACATGAACTCTTTGTACAATGCGATGATGGCTTCTCCCATCCACGCGATGACATCGTAAACGGCTTTTTGGCGTCGAGCATTTCTAGTTCGAGTAGCCGTGTCTGCTAGAGCTAGTTCTGTTGCGACATCTGATTGTCCTACCATTCCGCGGCTGTAGGCTGGGATGCCCAGAACGAACTCAATGGTTTCAATGCAGCGAGCGCGCATCTGTGCGAAGTTCGGGGAGAACTGTGGGATGGGCGTACTGCCGATGACGTCACCAATGCCGACTCTTGCCTTAGTGTCGATGACCCCAATTTCCCCAGGACCGCCGATGTCCTCTAACAAGTCCATCAAAACGGCGGGGTCATCGACAAGGCCCCCGTTAATAAGCATAACGGGGATTGACGTCTTGGAGTGCCACATCTCCAAGGTATCAATTTCATTAAGGCGTTCTTGCGCGGTTTGGATGAGTTGTACATCCGACATCCCACCGATGTCTTTTAGGTTGTCATTGAAAGTTAGAATTTGGTATGGGTTTCTTAGGTTGGTGTAGGGGAGCCCATCTTCCAAGAGGGGTTCTGTTTCTTCTTCCATGAAGTGGAAGAACTTGTCAGATACAAAGTCATACACCTCATAAATTGTAATCCACTGGTATACATTCCTGGCGGCTTTTAGGTCCGTAGGGGTTTCTTCGTCTGGGTCTTGCAGCCAGTGTGGGAAGGCTCCGAAGTCCGCTTTCTTTGCTACTTCCTTATCATAAATGCCCTTCTTCTTGCCTCTGCCTTTGACTCGTTTTTCGAATTCTCCTCGGGTGAGTACGGTGACTTCGATGATGTATCGGATGTCTTCGTATTCCTCGACGGTGTTATCAAAGAAGATGTTTTTGGGGTCGATGACACGGAAGATAGGTGTTCGTCTTCTAGGATTCCAAACGGTTTTTATAAAGGCTCGCGGCCATACGCTTGCTCGCGTGGTTAGCTTCCAGAGTTTTTCGTGTACTTTGTTTCGTCGAAGGCAGTCATTGATGAGCATCTCTCGGAGCTTGGCTGCTTCTCGCAATTCTTCTTTTCGGGGTTGTACTGTTACCTGGGGATTGGGAGGCACGATGTTGGCGACCATGGTGTCGCAGTAGGAGTAGACAAAGTTCTGCTCCATAGTGATTTCATCGGCGTTGTAATTTCCAACTCCTGAAATCCCGGTGACTTCTCCGTCATCTCCTGCAGTTCTGAAGAATTCGCTTCGATACCACCGTGCCCACTTCGACCATCTACGACGGTCGCTGTCCATCTTCGTTTGGTGTTGTTTGATGATGGAGGGGAATTTTTTTGCTGGGTTGTATTTCTTTTCAGTCACGTCTTCTCCGTTTTTTATTTCGTATCATACGGGTTGAGCGGTATTTGGACTTGCGTGATTTGGGCTTAGCCGCTTTTTCGGCTTCCTTCAAATACTCTTGCCGCGCATTATACGCCATGTTGTTGAACGGTACGACATTGTCGAATGAAACTTCTTCATTTTCTCCGGGTTTTTTTCTCTGGGGTAGGTCTCGTGCGGCGTATGCCGCCCAGATTAGTGCGCTGACTTTATCGTAGTGGTGCTTTTCTCTGCGGTGCCGCCCCACTTTTCCACGGAGCATTAGGGATTTGTCCGAGTCCTGCACTTTTTTATCGTTTTTGTAGGTCATCAACTGCTGGACCAGGTCTTCGTCGTAGAGTTTTAGGTTGTCCATCAGTGCATCGAGGAGATTTGCGAGTCCTTCGTCGATAGATTTAGAGGTTGCGGGTATGCCTGGTTTCATTTTGTCGTGGTAGTACAGGTTTTCCCACTCTTTGGTTTGTAAAATGGCGAGCACTGCAGCCCCTACACCGTTTGATTCCACCAAAATGTAGGCATTATTGTACCTTCTGGCGGTGAGTACGAGTCGTTCTGCCACGGAAACCGGGTCAGCTTCGTTGTCGGAGAAGCACGCGACCTGTGTCCATTCGTCTTTCCAGACTTTTAGGACTTGAAATGCTGCGTGGTCACCTGCTCCGAATCCCGCGGGGTCTACTCCGATGGCGTAGATTGCGCCTGCTTCGGGTGCTTCGTACTCTTGGAAGGGTCCATTCCATGGGATGAGCAGTGGTGATTTGATGTGTTTTTCTAGAATACTTTTGTGTATGACTCCGCCAGCGGTTGCCATCCAGCAGCTTACGGAGTCAAAGGGGTAAAAGGTTCTGAAGAGGTCTGGGTTCCTTCGGATTTCTGCGTCTGCTTCCATCATTTCTCTGCGAAATGCTAGGTTTTCCCAGGTCAGTCCTTTTGTGTGGTATTGCTCGTAGAGTTCTAGTTCTTCTTTGTCGGGTTTTGAGTTGAGTGGCCAGGGTCTGCGGGCCAGTTTGTTGTCCCAGAAGGGGAAAAAGGCTGCGATCCAGCGTCCTTTTCCACGTTTTCCTGCGTTGAAGAGGTCTTGCCAGTATCTTGCGCCGGGTGCTCCTGCGGGTACGGGTGTGCATTCCACTACTGCGGTTGCGTGCTGCCGGTTGATGATAGATGGCAGCATTAAGTTCATGATGGTTCCGGGGCTTGAGAAAAAGCCTATTTCGGAAATGTGTACTGAATCCGGAGATTGTCCGATCCCCACCGCCCCGCTCTCGGCAGACAGGGTTCGCATCCTGCCGCCGTACTTCGAGTCGAATGTCAGTTGTCGGGACTCGCGATTGGGTACGGTGGGAGACCGGAACTTCTCATCCCAACGCTTATGGTTGAAATGTACCCGCTGATGTAAGTAATCTGCTCGATGCTTCGTGTCCGCAATACATACATGGTCGTGACCAGGCGTGTACGCAGTTAAAGCATAGGCCCCAAGTTCTGCACATAATGATTTTCCTCCCTGACGGTATCCAAGGAGACATAACCACCTATTGTGCCCAAGCTCATTTTTTGGCGGGTTACCAAGGTAGGAGAGTAACGTAGTTTGGAGGTCGGTTGTGATTCTTTTCGGGTCGTATAAAACCTCTTTACCCGTCGCTTGGTCAAGCACATGACCAAAGGCGGGAAGACTAACAATGGGATTGCGCAACGCATCAAAAGATTCGACCTGGGGCTCGACTTTCGACATTTACCCTCCCATGAGGTTTTTATGGGGGATTTTTGACACTCTCCCTCCCATGAAGTTTTTAGGGGGCTCGACTTTGAACATCTACTTTCCCAACGCCGTGGCGGGGATTGGCTCTTTCTCTTTCGGTGCTTCAAAACTTTCATCGACCACATACTTAGCTTCCAAACTCTTAGCGTTATCCGCGGCTTCCTTTAATCGACCCAACACAGTTGTAAAGGCCGCTGCTCTATTCGTCTTGTCCGACTTGGAAGACGACACAATAGCCGTGTACATTAGCTCGGCATACGGCTGCGCCGCATCCGCTATAGTAGGAGGAATGTTACCACGAACTATCTCCGCAATAAGACCCGAACACAAATACGCAAAATCGTTCATGTCCTCCACAGGAGAATTCTTTATGGAATCCGCAATCTCATTTCGAGTGTCTACAGGTATCTTCTCTAAGAAAAGTGCGTACTCTCCGGATGATTTCTTTCTAGCCACTTCTACCTCGCGATACCTATGTTAACAGACCCAGAGCGTTAGTTCCAAGGACCACCGTTTTTAAGAAACAACTCAACGCGTAGAAACCGTTCTAAGCAAACCATCAATAGGACGACGGTTTGTGTTTTTAGGCAAACAACTAAGAGCCTCCGGTGTATGCAAATACTTCGGAAGAAGACACCTGGCATGATGCTCCCTCATAAATTGAGGGCGCTCGTTTAAATCGTTCCATATCTTCAAACGATTTGTAAACTTCATGCGACTATGACGCTTTTGAGTAAATGGGATGGCACGCATGTCCACCTTGTAAGCCCAAATCCAATACGGCAACGTGTTCACAAATCCATCCAAGGAATCCAAAACATCTTTGTGCACGTCTACTTCAGTCTTGCCAGACCAATCACAAATATGCCGCGTGGACACACCATGACAATGAGCAATCAAATACTCCAAACCAATGTGATTGAATTTCGGACGAACGTACCTAAGACGCTCTCGTTGGAAATCCGAAAGCAAATTGGGAGTGTACGTGGGAATAAAATGCAAACCAAAATAACGAGGAGAAACAATCAGCACCTTCTGTAACTTGGGTATTATGTACTGACGAGGCGCGCGCATCGCAGTAGGACAATTATTAAACCAATCCTTATAGTGCTCCTGTTTAAGAAGCCACTTCTTAAACACAGGGTACTTCTTTTTCTCCTTCGAGGTCCAAGGAGACGCCTGCCGCAAAAAGTACGGGACCTTCCAAGACGCAGAGCACAGATGAGGACTATTTCTTCGGCACGTTTTGTGATGGTCTAAAAAATTTAAAAGGGGCCAGAAAAAACCCTTATAGTGACTAGACAAAAAAACTCCTGCGGCAACAATAAATTTGTTAAGAATACTCCACATTTTAGAGCCCCAGAAATGAACTGTCAATTCGGGCCACTAACCAAGAAACGCTGTACATCCACGTAGTTTTTTGAAAAACAGGAAAATGTGTTCGCGAAAACCACCTTCCATCCAGCACATTAAACAAAAAACCACGATGTATGTGTTTTTTGAGATTCATATATATTTTTTAAAAACTTTGCACTAGTTACAAAAAATCGTGGTATCGTGGTTATTCGTTTAATCCCCTGGATCTTCCTGGATTATGGAGCGCTCTTGACTGGTCAACACACGCGATTTTGCCACGATCTCCTTGTTTTTGGAAATTGAGAAAAAAAAAACTTTACAATTCCTTGATATAAAAATTAACGGTTAAGAGAATTATGTCTAAACAATGTTAAATACTCTTAACGGTTAAGAGAATACTCTAAAAAATAGAGGGTTTTTTAAAACCAAAATTAAGTGTTTTTGGGTCCCTATTCGATAAAAAATAGCCCCCCCATTAAGGGAGGATTTTTCTTAACTGGAGTTTAAATTCTCTTAACTGGAGGCGACTTTAGAGGTCTAATTTTTACCCGGAAGGGCGACTTTTTGATTTACCCGGAGGGGCGACTTTAGAAATTTGATTGATGTGTACGAGGAGCCTCTGGAGGTATAGAACATGGTGCCCCAAAATCCGGGATGGGGGAGCCCGGTTTGGGCCTTAGATAGTGGACCACTCAATTACCCCCCCTGGTGACCGATGCACCATCAGATTTCTCGCTTCACACCCTATGAGTTGTTCGCAATCAACAGTGT